CTCAGCCTGGGTCATTGAAGCCTGCCGCCGGAGACTGTGCTCAGAAAAAAGAGTTTCTTCTGAAGCAAACAAAGAAAAGAGTGACATTACTGAATTGCTCAGAAAACAGGTCAGACCAGATTGAAGCAATTTAGATAATCGTGCAGACTACGCCCCCTCATATCACATGGAAGGTTTATCTATGGATCAGGTAGTCATTTTTAAACAAATATTTGATAAAGTTCGAAACGATTTAAACTATCAATGGTTTTATTCTGAGCTAAAACGTCACAATGTCTCACATTACATTTACTATTTAGCCACAGAGAATGTTCATATTGTATTAAAAAATGATAATACAGTGTTATTAAAGGGCCTAAAAAACATTGTGTCTGTCAAATTTTCAAAGGATAGGCATCTTATAGAAACGACCTCTAATAAGCTGAAATCCAGAGAGATCACATTTCAGGAATACAGAAGAAACCTTGCTAAAGCAGGAGTTTTTCGGTGGGTTACAAATATCCACGAACAAAAAAGATATTACTATACCTTTGATAATTCATTACTATTTACTGAAAGCATCCAGAAAACTACACAGATCTTACCACGCTAAACCATAACGTCCGGCTTCTCTCACTCCTGAGCCGGACTGCATTGGTTTAATAAAAACCATCAACAATTGTGATTTAGATATTCGGAACCATTCAAATATAACAAAACCCCGTAAAAACGAGGTTTATGGATAAATTTTATTATTGAATACATCAGATTAAATTAATCTTGACATCATAGCTTTCAAGACCCGTCATTTTTTCCCGTGCGGTAAACTGAATACTGGTAACTTCTTTCCCGGTCTTTTTCTTAAGTTCAATAATTTTTTTTGTTATATATTCAGAAATATCTGCTTCTGCTTTTGTTTTTAAGTTTTCAATATTCATCATTTCCTCTTTTAGTCTGTTATGACTTTCCAGTTACACAGTAAGTCGATTATATGGTGCAAACGTGTAAAAGATAAGATGAAACATCGCAATAATCAACATACGATAGTCTAAATTTTACACAAACAGACAAAGAGAATTTTCCTGAATTATCAATGCAATAGCATCAAATCAACTCAAGAGCCTTATTGCTGCTTCCAGAATTTCTTCTGAAGTAACATGTCGATCCGCGGCTACATAAATGACTTTATGATCTCCGGTCAGAGATGGAAACCCTGCGGCCATTACAGTAAGGTGTGTTTTTTCGCCATTTGGATATTCACGCATGATGGTGTTAACTCCAGTCATCGCTGGCACTACCACTGCTGGTTCAGAGTTAAAAAAAACTATGATTTTTTTCATGATGTTACCGTAGTATGTGAGTATCCATCGAATAGACACCAAGCAAAAAAGCTCCCGAAGGAGCCTTCATTTTCACTTTTTTAAATCCAACGACAGACGGCTGGCATTTAAGTATTGTGAAATATTATCAAATGTAATCATCATTGATTTACAAAAGATACATTTTGCCCCGAAAGGATTCATGTCAGAAACATCAAAAGATGATGTTCTATACTGGGAACCATGACAACACGGGCATCTAAAGTGAATATGGTTTGTAATATTGTCTACCTCAAAGCGCCACTACATGAACAGCGGCAGGACCTTTAGGTCCGTTCTCAATACCAAATTCAACTTCCTGATTCTCAGTTAATGTTTTGAAATCGTTGCTCTGAATTGCTGAGAAATGGACAAACACATCTTTGCTGCCATCTTTCGGCGTGATGAAACCAAAACCTTTTTCAGGGTTAAACCATTTCACTAAACCAGTCATTTTGTTAGACATAATTATTACCTTTTGAAGAAATTAGCCCTTGGGCAGAATGGTCCGAAAAAAAATATCAGAGAGAAAAACCAACAAGGAAATCTCAAGAGGTACAAATAATAAAATTATAACAATGACTGCTTCAGATAAATTTGTAACAAACCAGAACACCATTAACGCATGATTAACCACCCATAGCAAGGATTACTTTTGTAAAGAAAAACACAGCAATGAAAGAATAGCTTTATTTATTAATAAAACGTGTCATTCTGATTAAGACCTTTTATCTTACCCTTAAGATTTCAGGAATTTTGGCTCATGGAAGAGTCCTTTTTATTTAAATTTTACATTCCGCGATGTAAATGTTCCGATTTAATATTACCCTACATTTGATGCTTTTTATCTCTTAAAGATTCATAGATCTGTTGACAAGTCACTCCTGCGATGTAGCGTTCGTCAGCAATTTCAGCATAAAGCTGAGCTTCTGCTGCAATATCTCCGAGCATGTTGGTGAGCATTCCTTCGGCGGTTTTGGTTGTTTTGCCTCTGACGGCAGCGGCAAGATCTGCGGTATGCTTCGCTGCGTCAAGGCGTATGGCATATTTTTTTGCTTCGGCACGCAACTGGTTAACACTATCAGACAGATAAGCAGCCCTGGCAGAAATTTCAGCAGATTTCTGTTGCGCATCTTTAACAGCCTCATCACGGGCTATAGTTCGCCCCTGTTCAATTATTCGAGCAGCAAATTGAGCATTTACCTCTTGTGATAATGCGGCAGCATCACGTTCCGCCCATTTTTTTTGCCATCCTCGGTCGCTCCAGACATTTCCGACGATAAATCCTGACAACACGAGAAAAATCACCATGAATATCTGATTCACTGTTCTATCCCCCAGCAGGTTAATGCGCTCTCCTGGTCACGACGAATAACCTGACCGTAACAGTTATTTGAACGAATGCGGCAATCGCGTCCGCCATCCTTAATCCACCAGCGAATCGCTTCGCATGCACCTTTACGATCACCAGCATTCAGCCGCTTATAAAACGTCGACGGGAAACACTTACCGGGGCCAATGTTATAGGGACAAAATGACGCGATACCCGCTTTTTGTGGTTCGGTCAGTGGTACTTTAATATTGCGCTCCACCCATGCCAGCGCCTTATCACGCTCAATGGCGTTGACCTGGTCGCATTTTTCCTTCGACAGTTTCATATTGGGAAAAACGGTTTTTCCATCCACCACTGTGGCACCCCGACAGATGGTCCATATGCCAGAACCATCGCGGTATGCCATTGTGTGGTTACCTTCTTTTTCGTCCAGAAACTGGTCAAGTATCTGAGGAGCAGATGCGCCAGCACCAATCAGCGCCAGAACGGCAGCCGACAGGCCGTATCTGATTTTTGTGTTCATAGATATTTATGATGAGGACGCTCGTGCTTATTGGCAGGATTTTCAATCTTAAAGGAGTACTGATGCTGCAGATAAGACTCAACTTTTTCTGACAATTTTTCTGCTACTTCCAGGAAGACTTGCCGGACGCTCCTTCTGGCTGCTGCCTCATAAAACTCCAGCGCAGCTCCTTCAACACGGTCCATGGCGACATCCAGGTCAAAAATTTCACCGTCAAAGCGTTCTTTGTCCTGTAAGGCTACAGTTACCGTAACTTTATTCTCAAAATTACGGACTCCTTTCACAACCAGTTCATAGTCTTGAGTCATTGGATTACTCTCCTCTCGCAGCCTTACGCCTGTCTTCTTTAATCTTGAAATAAAGATTTGTCAGATACGTCAGCAGGCCAAAAACCAGGCTACCCAGCACACCGATTGCAGCCCACTGTGACGGAGTTACTTTATCGAGTAACTGCAATGCCCAGAAACCAGCATTACCCGCCGATGTGCCATAGGCAACACCTGTTGTTAACTTATCCATTGATTTCATATCCTCACCCCGATGTACACGGATGGTGCAATATGTTTGAAAAGATCGGAGTCTACGGGGTAGTTTTGACAGCACACGTTGTTCTCAACGGCGCTAAAAAAACATACACATTAAAAATGTGGGTAATTATTTTGAAAGAAAGTCATATATAAAATAATAATACGAGAAATGTTTTCATATTTAGTGTACTGTATACGGCCATTTATACAGGAAAAGCCTATGTCAGAACGTAAAAACTCAAAATCACGCCGTAATTATCTCGTTAAATGTTCCTGCCCAAACTGCACCCAAGAGTCAGAACACAGTTTTTCAAGAGTACAAAAAGGTGCCCTTTTGATCTGCCCTCATTGCAACAAAGTATTCCAGACAAATCTTAAAGCTGTAGCCTGATTGATTTTATTAGTAACAAGTATTTTTTATATTTTAATAATATATTTAAAGCAGATAATAAAAAACCCGCCTGAGCGGGTTTGAGATTGTGGTGCTTTTTGTGGGAGTCATCCACTTACGCACTTTGTTTTGCCATGCCAGCAGTTAGCTTCTGCTGTAAAACTATTCATGCAGCAAACCTGCACTTCACCACAATGGTTAGCATACTTTTCCTGATTAAGATTTTGCCAAATATGCTAGCCATTGTTTCATGTATTGGACCTCCTTACTTTTTATTAAAGAGATCCAATATTCACTACTCTGTCCGTATCTCTACTCAGGCATCAGCCTTCTTCGTTATCGTATACAGACGAGCGATGAATTTTAATCAGTAATGATGACATTTGCTGCTGCAGGACCTTTAGCACCACTCTCTATAGAGAAGGTAACCTTTTGACCTTCAAATAAGGTTCGATAATTATCATTCTGAATCGCAGAAAAATGCACAAACACATCTTTACTACCATCAACAGGAGAAATAAAGCCGAAACCTTTATCAGCGTTAAACCATTTTACTAAACCAGTCATTTTATTTGACATTCTACATTCCTTAACTTGAGCCTTTCGGCATAAATGGTTTGCATAACAGAAACGACTTCGTACTTAATTGGAGAGACTCAAAGAAGGAATAAGTGAATAACACCTGAAATGAGAACTGCTTTAGTAAACTACTTCGTATATCGTCTGTTCTTCAAACCGACGCAATCATTAACGCATAGTTGAACATATGAAGCAATGTTTATTTTAGACATCCAGCCATCTTCAACCCCATCAAAAAACTATAGCTTTCTTCAGGAACGTGTGTATAGTGCGCCAAGTTATCAGTATTAAGGAATTTTTTTGTCCCGTAAAATGACAGGAATTGTCAAAACCTTTGACGGCAAAAGCGGCAAGGGTCTTATCACCCCATCCGATGGTCGTATCGATGTCCAGCTTCATGTTTCAGCGCTCAATCTCCGCGATGCAGAAGAAATTACCACCGGATTACGCGTGGAATTTTGCCGGATAAATGGTCTGCGTGGCCCTTCAGCTGCCAATGTTTACCTTTCATGAGCTATATTAAAGCTTTAATTTCAGGCCCCATCGGATCACACATGGAGAGTTTTTATGAATAACCCCGTCTGTCTTGATGACTGGTTGATTGGCTTTAAAAGCTTATGCTGTACTTTGGCCGTAATAGCTCTGCTAATAATATAATAAGCAGACTCATTGTGTTTAGGGACATTGTACTGGAAGAAAACATTTTAAACATCAGGCAAATAACCAAGTCACCAGCTAAATAATAAGTTAACAGACATGAGTCCCGGGATGAGATTCAACATTACCATTGCCCCATTTAAAGCACAAAACCCGCTCATCAGCGGGTTTTCTACTTTTTCTTAACGTCGGGTATACAAAGCCCATCGTTGAAAAAATTTTATCCATATTTTTTGAAAAATGCAAACATCATGTCGCCATCTTCAGCAAAAATCATTTATCTCGTCACCTTCCTCAATTGCGCTTCCGCGTATGCTTCTTCCTGCCAGCACTTTGTTACCAGTTTACCAATGACGTCCGCATACCCCTTATACCACTGATAATCGGTCAGGTCTGGTACCAGCTTCTGGACATGACGTCGTGCCAGCGTGGTCGGTAAACGACTAAACCGGTTTCCATTACAACGCCCACAAATCTTATATACCGGTACGCCATGAAACCGGGTTCTTTTTTCATCCAGAACAATCCCTTTACCCTTACACCCTCTGCACGCTGTGCTGGCTTCGCCCTTACCATGGCAATGCTGACATAGTTCCTTCACCCATTCTTCCTTGATTACAGATTCCCCGCGTCTGTAGTGTTTCACCACTTCGCGCAATACATTATAAAATCCCGTACCTGAACAATGCTCACAGCGAGCCTTACTTGCCGCAGACCTGGAGTAATCAGCAAAGGCAAAACTCACGAGGTAAGGAATAATCTGTAACCGGATTTCTTCACTCAATTTGTTCAATGTCGGGTTATCCAGTGCCATCGCGTAATTTAGCAGGCCTTCAATCGCAAACTGAGGGTCCTGAACACCAACTTTTGCCAGAAATAAGGCCAACCCAAGTGGTGCTTTCGACTGCACCATCCCCTGCGCTGCCATTACATCCGTAATTGTTAAACAACCGGTGCCTGTCGCTGGAGCGTCATCGCTCAATTTTGGAGATTTTGGGGAGTAATATTTTGGTAAGGCTTCAAGGTTCATGCTCGTTCTCCACTTACGCCAGTACGCCAATTGCCAGCGCGCGATCGATAAAACGAAATATCAGCTCCAGTTGGGAGCCATACTTATCTTCAAATGCCACTGTATCCGTATGCAGCTCGTTGTGATGCTTTCTGCACAAAGGCAACACAAAGAGATCATGTGCTTTTGTTCCCATTCCGCCCTGCCCGTGACCAATCAGATGATGCGGATCGTCGGCTGGCATACCGCAGCAAGCACACGGCTGTGTCTTAACCCAACGTGTGTATTTCTCCTTAACCCAGCGGCGACGTTTAGGCAGCTTCATGAAAGATTCCGGAGACTCTGGATCAACGGTGATGCTTACCACCGTCTTTTCCTGTGGTGATTTTTGTTGCTGGTGGGCGTAAGGCAACGGTGCAAGATTTTTTGTGCGTTGTTTCAATATGCTGGTGGCGGTCTGCTCTCCCGGTACGATGTCGCTTTCGCGGTACACCGAGCAGATTTTTTCCGCTGGTAATCCCAGCGAACGACGCGATACAGCCTCAGGTAGTGCATCCACCACCTGATTGCAGACCGCCCACCAGGATAATTCAGCCAAAGATAATTCCCGCTCCTGCGTACCGCTTATTGCGTGACGGATGACGTCAATCACCCATGCTGTCAGATTTTGTTGAGCAAGCAGCTCCAGTGATTCCGATGTCTGGTCACGCAGTTGGTTGTCGCAGTGCCAGCACAACACCATTGCGCCGGTACCATAACGGTGAATGACTGTTTCAGTGTGATGGTAATCGCCATTAGGCCACTGGCAGGATGTAACATGACGTAATAGCCAGTCGGACAATGCGCCAACGCCGCCAGCAGCACGAATCACCCGTTCGTTACTAAAAAACGGCAGCAATGTTTTGTCTTCCGCCAGCGGCTGGCGAACGGCAGGAACGACTCCGGATGGCAGATTACGCATGCTTTTTGGTTCCGGTTCCACCAGCACTCGAGGATTATGAAATATCTGTATGGATTCACGGCCCGGCTTAAGGACCACCAGCCCAAGCTCAGGCACCAGAACAGGTCTAAGTAATACCCGCACGTTACCTCCAGATCCGTTGCTGGAAAGTGCGGGACGCACGTGGTGGGCGTTCGGAATAAGGCAGCCTGACAGAGATTATCCAGTGCCGATAGTCGAGACTGAGAGCTTTCTTAACCTCGAACCCGCGCCTGCGGTAAGAATGAATCAGCCATTCGGCCTGTTCTGCAGTGCATGGAGGGTGCTGGAACCATTCAGACTTGAATGCGTGAGAATACCGCCCGTGCGTGCAGGCAAGAACGGGCGAATTATCAGAATTGTAATATTTTGCGTTGCGTGCCATCGGTTTTCTCCGGTGGCACGGTGTTACTCAGCGGGAGTTCAGCCCCGCGCAAGATTGTAGATGAGTTTATTCTCCTGAAAAAGCAGAAAAGCCAGCTTTTATTCCGATCTCTTTCAATGCCTGTAATGAAGTGACAAACTCACCTTCGCGCAAGATAAATCCGTCCGTGACCCGAGCATCCACAAAATTAATTAACGCAGCCCCATTCTTTCGCAAACACATAATGCGGTAATGACTAACAAGATTTCCATTTTCAACGCACACAGCATAGAGGCCATCTTCACAAAAAATTTTACGCAGTTCTTCGATGTTCATCATCAGAATCCTTCCGGATAATTAGCTCTCCCCTTTAAGGGACCATCCCTCTTATCCCTGCGCGCTACTTAAGTATTTTTGATTCTATTCCGGCACCGTCCAGAACTTCAAACGCGTTGAAAATAAAAACAAAAACCCGCCGAAGCGGGTTAAGTGCGGGTGCGTTGAGGATGCCTGCCACATCAGAGGTGGCGAGGGATTTCTCCCCCGCCGGGTCTCTTACTCCTCAGGTTCGTAAGCTGTGAAGACAGCGACCTCCGTCTGGCCGGTTCGGATTCGTACCTCGCAGAGGTCTTTCCTCGTTACCAGTGCCGTCACTATGACGGTTAAACAGATGACGATCAGGGCGATTAACATCGCCTTTTGCTGCTTCATAGCCTGCTTCTCCTGTCAACGCAAAGCAGAAGTGTCACCTTCGGTGCGAAACAGAGATGTCATGCTTTGGTTCAGAGAATGCGTTTGACCGCCTCGCTATATACTTCCGAGCGTTCTCTTTTCCCAACAGAAATCACGAAAACGACAACTTTCTCGTCTATAACCTGGTATACAAGGCGATAGCCTGAAGACCGGAGCTTAATCTTGTAACAATCAGGCATACCACGGAGCTTGTTTGCTTCAATCCGGGGTGACTCAAGTACTTCAACCAGCTTCTTTTTCAACTGTTCACGTACCGTCGAGCCCAGCTTTCGCCATTCCTTTAGTGCCCGCTCGTCAAAATCCAGAAAATACGCCATCAGAGTTCATCCAGCGTCACACGTACTGGCTTAGGATTACGAAGCCGTTCTTTCACTATCTCCACAAGTTCAGCATCTTCATCACTCAGGAGTGTCTGTTTGAACGGCAAGCGTTCATTGTCAGCGATATACTCGAGCATGAGACGAAGCGCTTCAGAAGGAGTTACACCCATTTTTTCAAGCGCGGCGTAAGAACGCGCTTTAAGTTCATCGTCAATACGCAGGTTAATGCTACCCATGTCTTACACCTCTTGTAATTACAAATGTCATTACAAGTATCGCACTACAACATGCTTAGGGCAAGTCACGAAGGAAGTCAGAAAGTAGTCGTAAGAACGGTGATCACTGTCCGCTTTGTGCCAGGAGCAGCCATTGCTAAGTCCATCCTGTATTGTGCAGGTCAGCTCGTTTTTAAAGAGTCCGGCCATCATCTTACTGGTACAGACACCATATACTTTGTGACGGTCAGGCTACATATGCACAACTCAACTTATTCATCTATTTTTTGCTTTAGCATGTCAGTGTTGCTTTCTCGTCGGCGGGTGAGCGGTGACCTGACCTGTCGATAAAGGAACGTAACACGTTTTATGCAACACCCGCATGCGGCAGAAAATTATTGCCGAACGTTTACCCCTGTCAACAAGCTTTACTTTCTGAGGCGCGCCAGCCCGCGAGGAAAACAATCTGAACATCAAACAATTAATGACACAAGAAATACGATTAAAGATTTTTTTGTGCATGCCGATAGTGCTTTTTTAAAAGGAGAAATCTATGTCTGTCACAATTCAGGGAAATACCTCAACCGTTATTTCAAACAACTCCGCCCCGGAAGGAACATCAGAAATAGCCAAAATCACAAGACAAATTCAGGTGCTGACTGAAAAGCTTGGGAAAATCTCATCGGAAGAGGGGATGACGACACAGCAGAAAAAAGAAATGGCTGCATTGGTACAGAAGCAAATTGAAAGCCTCTGGGCTCAACTGGAGCAGTTGTTAAGGCAGCAGGCAGAGAAAAAGAATGAAGACGCGACAGTTCAGCCTGATAAAAAAGAAGAGAAAAAAGACGATACAAATACCGCTGGCACCATTGATATTTACGTCTAAGTGACAGCCGTATTGTGGCCCTCATCGGGCCACTTTTCGCCATCAGCCTTTTCTTTAAAGACATATTATCTTTGTATCATTTCTGATAGTTAACATTACAAGATATAAGTAATGGACGCACTCCCAATTAGTCTATTTAAATCGCCACGAGTTTAACTGACAACCCATGATCAATTATGAATTGCAACTATTTCTGTAGTCACTTTTGTGGGGACAGTCCACAAAACTGCCAACTTCCGCTTCTTGCTCTTAGCGGACATTAGCATAGGCTATTTACCATAACGCCTCATTACGCGCACCGCCCAGACTGACTCAGCGCGTTTCTGGCATATCCCCGGTAAAACAAGTAACAAACCACCCGAAAATGAACACCAGAAACGCGACTTAAGAATCTACCCTATGAATGGATATGCACTCAACCGAATCGATCTTGGTTTCAATCTTTTTTATCGGGATCAGGCTTCTTTTTAGGTAACTTCGGGGGCTTAACTTGCTGATGACTTTGCGTTCGGCGCGTAAGCCAGGGATGGTCAGCTTTAGGTTTAACATAGTATTTTGAGCGTAAATCAATACGGGCATTATCCACTCGTTCATGGACACTCTTTTCATCATCCAGTGGTATAGGCTCCGGGCCATCAACATACTTTTCCCAGCCCAGCGCTTTCCCGTCATACAGAACGTTAATTTCACCGTCAAAGTTCTCGCATACAGTAACAACCGAATGCCTAAGTCGATATCCCCGGCCCTCACTGCGTACCTGAAACGCACTGCTTTTGTACTGGAAAGTGAGATTTTTAGACAGAACGCGCTTCGCCTGTAGGCTGAAGATATAACCCAGTTCCTCTTCAGAATGGTGCACATCAAGATGAGCATTATCAGTAGTACGAGGCGACGTAGCGAACCGGTTGTTATAGGCTTCAATAAAGGTCGGCAACCATGCATTTGCTGTTTCAATATCACTGATATTCTGAAGCCGCATTTCTTTGACCAGCCTGTCCTGTAGTGTCTGATTGGCGCGCTCTACCCGCCCTTTTGCCTGCGGGCTGTTGGCATGGATTGGCTCGATGCCCAGTGTCTTTATCGCACGAGTGAACTGGGTCAGCTCACCTTCCCGCTCTGGGTTATTTACCCTGAATATACTGTGTCTATCAGAGTAGAGAGCGAGCGGTACGCCATGATCATTAAGGTAACCCCGGAGGGTTTCCATGTAAGCCCGGGTTGTTTCAGCAGGCACAAAACGCAACGCCATCAACGCACTGGTGGCATCATCAATGAAAACGATCAGTGTACATCTGGGGCCTCGATTTTCAAACCAGTCATGAGGTGAGCCATCAATCTGGATCAGTTCACCGTAAGATGGTCGTCGCATGCGGCGTTGATATATACGGGCAATTTTACGACGGCGTTCACGCCATAACCCCTCTTCTATCATCCACTTTCTGAGAGTTTCAACGGATAAAGATAAACCGTGTATCTCGCGCAATTTTTCGCACGCAAACGTAGGTCCAAAATCAGCGTAACGGCCTTTGAGGAGTGAAATTACTGTTGCTCTGAATTCAGTAGAAAAGGAATTATTAGGACGCTTTCCACGTCGGTGGGAAACCAGACCAGAAGGCCCTTCATTTCTATACCGTTGCACCAGACGTTTAACCTGCCGAATAGAAATGCCAATGCGTGCCGCAGCTTGTTCCTGAATAATCTGAAGTCGGTGGAGTTCCTTATGACTCATCGTAACAGTCTCTTTGATCATGAAAAATCCCCCAGAGAATTGTCTGGGGACATTTTAGAATGGTTCAAAGGGGACATTACAGCTTGGTGTTAACAATAGCCTGCTTCTCCGTGCCTTTCGGCACGTAAGAGGCTAACCTACATGTGTCTAGCATGAAATTGGCCTCAGATTAATGTTAAGCGTCTTGCAGGACGCGTAATGTTAACTGGGGCTTTTCTCTATCTGCCGTTGGTGTCCATGCCCGAGGCAGATAGCCTCAAGCACCCGCAGTCATTCTACTTAACTAAGATTTCCCCGCAAACCGTTTTTGTCCAGCACAGTAAATATCCAACTAAACCAATGGAGTTCGCTGTATTTACCGCCAGTATTCAATGCACATGACCGCCATGAACACCCCTAAAAAAAGGGCATTTATATATCCAAATATTAATATCAAAACATCAACTTTTTCCATATACCTTGCTGTGAAGATGATGGGCATACATGATGCGAACAACCAGAACGCAACAAACAAAAACTGCAATGCGTTTTTCATTATTCCTCCTACAATCAATGTGCAATTACATTTAAACACACCTCAATTTGGCCGGACATATAAATATCTAAACCAGAAAAAATCACTTACATAGCGTTACAAACTCTTTAGTCTAAAGGTTCATCGTAAAACATTCCCCATACTTATCAGTCCGTTCCGCGCCAGGTAGCTCATTGCCTTATCTGGCAACCTGTAATCAGGTTTCCGCTTTTTCAGTTGGCTGGTCGTTTAACCGACATAGTTAATCCATTAATCTAGTTGCCGGATGTTGGTGGATTTTCGCGTTTTAGTTGTTCATAAAAGTGCACAGCTTTAACCAGTTCTTCTGATGTAACTGGGACTGGTGAGGCAGTGAATAAGGCCTGAATTTGATAGTTCGGCCTGTCGTTACAATCCTCTTTTTTCGGTACATATTTCCAGTCACCAGACCACTACTTCCCCTGAAAGTCCGTAACGCCTTTTTTCACGTAGCGATATCGCCATGCCACTGGTTTTGCTTGCCCCGCCGTTTCATGCCCTTCCTGATAATTAATCTCGCTCATTCATCGCCCCACTCATCACAATATGCTTCGACCGGAGTTTTTCCCGCTTCATAGTCATCACGCTAGGATTCGACATCAGCAGCACTTCCACCGCGTAACTCACCATAGTCCATTAATAGTTCATCCCGCTCTTCAAAACTGATGTTATATTTAGCTGAACAAAAATCAGCCACTTTGTTCTTCCTCATCGTCTTTTATTTCGTGGTATGAGTAATTGCAGTAGTTAAAGAAAATTTCTTATGCTCCGTCATGAATTTCCTCAGGTGTTGCGTCATCGTCCACTTCGAATACATCCTCAAAATCTCCACCAGCTATTCCCGTTTCAATAATAATTTTGAACTTTCGCATTTCACTACCGCCCTTTCGGGCGGCCTCCTGATGTTCTGAGGGTGCAGAAATCCATCCGGTTAAGGATTAAATTTTATTTACAGAACTGAATTTAATTATTCAGATATACGTATCTGTAGCCTTACGAATCTACTCACTGGATGCCTCTTTCATAAAAATAATCCAGTGGGTTTTATCGTTTTTTCCCTGTTCGTTGACAGATAACAGGTTTTCTGTCTGTCAGTGCCAGAATCTGGCTTACCGGTATTTGCGTTTCATTCCATTAAAAAATCAGAACGCCGTGCGGCCTCAACACCCGAAAGGCTTCTTTAAATCTCTGTCGCGAATCATCACGCCAGGCATCTTTATTCAGCCGTCCATATTTCTTTCCCATCCAGGCGTTATCACCAACACTCTCAAGATGCGGAGGGTCTAATACAACCATCGAAAAAGATGCGTCTGCAAATGATAATGCACGAAAATCTGCGATAATGTCAGGGCTGATAATCAAGCGTCTCCCATTGCGTAATGTGTATCCTTCTTTTCTGATATCGCTGAATATCGCCCGTTCGTCAGACTTATCGAACCAGAACATGCGGCTGCCACAGCACATATCAAGAATGGTTGCCGGTGCACTCACTGCGCCACGTCCTGAAAATTACCCTGATAGAAAGCCAGTATGCGCTGCATAACTTCGCTCTTCCGGCACTCGCGACAGATTATGTTTAGGCGACTGTCGTAGCGACGTATTTCTCCGTCAGGTGATGACCAGATAAGGTCCGGATCAACCACAGCAGGTTTCTTCACCTTTGCCCTCGAGAGTTTTTTGCGGACGTTTTGCCAGTCCTTACGCGCCTGTTCAGAGGGGAATAACCCGTATCCGGAGCTTAAGTTGCACGCCATTGGGTGGGTTAAGCATAAATGTATTCCTGGTGCTAAATGGCCCGAAATTCAGGCAGAGATGCGCATCTGGAAAAAACGTCGCGAAGGTGAACGCAAGGAAACCGGAAAATACACGTCTGTTGTTGATCTCGCCCGCGCCAGAGCCAATCAACAGTACACTGAAAATTCAACAGGAAAAATCAGCCCGGTCATTGCTGCCATTCATCGCGAATACAAGCAGACATGGAAAACACTGGATGACGAACTGGCCTACGCTCTCTGGCCTAGTGATGTGGATGCCGGAAACATTGACGGCAGCATCCATCGCTGGGCAAAAAAAGAAGTTATCGACAACGACCGCGAAGACTGGAAGCGTATCTCGGCATCAATGCGCAAACAGCCTGATGCCCTTCGCTACGACCGCCAAACTATTTTTGGCCTTGTCCGTGAGCGTCCGATCGACATTCACAAAGATCCCGTAGCACTGAACAAATATATCTGCGAATACCTGACGACAAAGGGCGTGTTTGAGAATGAAGAAACAGACCTGGGCACTGTTGATGTTCTCCAGTCATCAGAAACACAAACTGATGCAGTGGAAACTGAGGTATCTGATATCCCAAAAAATGAAACCGCGCCGGAAGCTGAACCATCTGTAGAGCGTGAGGGGCCGTTCTATTTCCTCTTCGCAGATAAGGACGGAGAAAAATACGGTCGCGCAAACAAACTCTCTGGTCTGGATAAGGCACTGGCTGCTGGCGCCACTGAAATCACAAAAGAAGAATATTTTGCCCGAAAAAATGGCACATACACGGGCTTACCGCAAAATGTAGATACCGCTGAAGATTCAGAACAACCAGAGCCGATAAAAGTTACCGCTGACGAAGTAAACAAAATTATGCAGGCAGCCAATATCAGCCAGCCTGACGCCGATAAGTTGCTTGCTGCATCACGTGGTGAATTTGTTGAAGGGATTAGTGACCCGAATGATCCGAAATGGGTTAAGGGGCTCCAGACCCGCGATTCTGTGAACCAGAACCAGCATGAATCGGAACGGAACTACCAAAAAGCGGAACAAAACAGTCCAAATGCGTTACAAAACGAGCCAGAAACGAAACAGCCTGAACCAGTAGCGCAACAGGAAGTGGAAAAAGTCTGCACCGCCTGCGGTCAGACCGGCGGCGGCAACTGCCCTGATTGTGGCGCGGTGATGGGCGACGCAACATACCAAGAAACATTCGATGAAGAGTATCAGGTTGAAGTTCAGGAAGATGATCCGGAGGAAATGGAAGGCGCTGAACATCCACACAAGGAGAACACTGGCGGCAATCAGCATCACAATAGCGATAATGAAACTGGCGAGACGGCAGATCACCCAATTAAGGTGAACGGTCATCACGAAATCACATCCACCAGCAGGACGTGTGACCATCTAATGATCGACCTTGAAACCATGGGAAAAAATCCTGATGCCCCGATCATCTCAATAGGTGCAATATTTTTCGATCCGCAAACCGGAGATATGGGACCGGAATTTAGTAAGACTATCGATCTGGAAACTGCTGGCGGAGTCATTGATCGGGACACCATTAAATGGTGGCTTAAGCAATCACGCGAAGCGCAATCTGCCATTATGACCGATGAAATCCCGTTAGATGATGCACTGTTACAATTGCGAGAATTTATCGACGAAAACTCCGGTGAATTTTTTGTTCAGGTTTGGGGAAATGGAGCCAACTTCGACAACACGATTTTGCGCCGTTCATACGAACGGCAGGGGATCCCCTGCCCGTGGCGTTACTACAACGATCGCGATGTACGCACAATCGTTGAGCTGGGGAAAGCCATAGACTTCGATGCCAGAACGGCTATTCCATTCGAAGGTGAGCGCCATAATGCACTTGATGACGCCCGTTACCAGGCAAAATACGTTTCAGTTATCTGGCAAAAACTGATCCCGAGTCAGGCTGATTCTTAATGTTCAACTGTCGCCGGTTGTGACTGGTATTCTGCAACCGGCGCTCGTCTGATGTAAGAGATAAAGAAATCGATGAGCGAAGTAATCATGATTGTCTCTCCCGGCAAATGGGTATCCGAAGAGCAGTTAATTGCGCTGAAAGGAATAAAAAAAGGTACGTTAAAAAAGGCCCGGGAAAAATCGTTTATGGAAGGAAGGGAATATAAGCATGTCGCTCATGACGGTATGCCATGGGATAACAGTCCATGCTTTTACAACCTGGAAGAAATTGATCGCTGGATTGAGCGCCAGGCATCAGCGAGACCAAGACGTCATCTTACTTGACTAAAAGCCACACTAACTAATGAGAGAAGTTGAAATGAAATATCCGACAGGCGTGGAAAACCATGGAGGGAAATTACGTATCTGGTTTGTTTATAAAGACGTAAGAGTCAGGGAAAATCTGGGGGTTCCTGACACAGCAAAAAACAGGCGCGTTGCAGGTGAACTACGCTCCTCTGTTTGTTACGCAATAAAAACTGGTGTTTTCGACTATGCAAAACAGTTTCCCTCCTCACGCAATCTGGAAAAATTTGGTGAGGCCCGACAAGATTTAACCATAAAAGAACTGGCTGAAAAATTTCTGGCACTGAAAGAAACTGAAGTCGCCAAAACATCACTCAACACATACCGTGCCGTCATCAAAAATATCCTGAGCATAATCGGTGAAAAAAATCTTGCCTCATCGATTAATAAAGAAAAATTACTGGAGGTTCGTAAAGAGTTACTGACTGGATACCAGATCCCCAAAAGTAACTATATTGTTACACAACCAGGGAGATCGGCTGTAACTGTAAATAATTACATGACAAATCTTAACGCCGTGTTCCAGTTTGGTGTTGATAACGGTTACCTGGCAGATAATCCGTTTAAGGGGATCTCGCCATTAAAGGAATCAAGAACCATTCCGGATCCTCTTTCGCGGGAAGAATTTATCCGTCTTATCGATGCGTGCAGAAATCAGCAAGCAAAAAATTTATGGTGTGTTTCTGTTTATACTGGAGTTCGCCCTGGTGAGCTGTGTGCACTTGGATGGGAGGACATAGATCTGAAAAATGGAACAATGATGATCAGGAGAAATTTAGCAAAAGACCGTTTCACGGTACCAAAAACACAGGCGGGAACCAATCGGGTCATTCATCTTATTAAGCCAGCAATCGACGCTCTCCGGAGTCAGATGACATTAACGAGACTGAGCAAAGAGCATATCATTGATGTTCACCTCAGAGAGTATGGCAGAACAGAAAAACAAAAATGCACCTTTGTTTTTCAACCTGAAGTGTCAGCGAGAGTAAAAAATTATGGTGACCATTTTACCGTTGACTCAATAAGGCAGATGTGGGACGCAGCGATAAAACGTGCCGGACTCCGCCATCGAAAATCATATCAGTCGAGACATACTTATGCCTGCTGGTCGCTGACAGCTGGTGCTAACCCGGCATTTATAGCAAACCAGATGGGCCATGCAGATGCGCAAATGGTATTTCAGGTATACGGAAAATGGATGTCTGAAAACAATAATGCACAGGTAGCTTTGTTAAATACACAGTTAAGCGAGTTTGCCCCAACCATGCCCCATAACGAAGCAATGAAAAATTAATTTAATATTTATCAAATAGTTAACACGCATGACTCTTGAAATCCATAAATTCAAGCGCAGTGCCCAGCCATCCCGATACTGCTGCTTTCACCAAATCCTTAGTGCTTCTTTCGTGTTTTTCTATTGTCATAATGGTTATCTCTAAAAAAGAGGTAAGATGCGTACTACTTACTCGCCGTTATTGGTATTATTCAGAAAAAGTGAGTAAGACTTTGCAGCAATGTTTTTGATCCTGTTCAAATAAACTAATGGCATCAGCAACATGCTGGAAATCAAACGTATGGGTAATTAATTTTTCTGGTTTAATTAACCCTTTACTTAACCAGTCGATAACGATCGGGAATTTATTTGCATTTAAGCGTGAAGAGAAAATAGAGAGTTCTTTTCCGGTAATTCCTTGCTGAATCACTTCAGACGGTTCACTGGAGAACCCCATCAATACAATACGTGCCGCTGGAGAAGCCAGCGTTACGGCCTCTTTCAGGATAGAAGGATGACAAGCCGCATCGATAATTAATGTCGGCTTGATGCCTTTTTCAGTGAAAATCTCGCCAAGCGGTGTCTGGCTGTTATTAATCGCCCAGTCAGCCCCGCTCTCTTTCGCTTTTTCCAGTCGTTCATCAATGCGATCGGCAACAATCACATTTTTAACGTTATAGACGCCTTTTAATACCTGAACGATCGTCAGGCCGATTGGACCGGCACCATAAACCAGAACGGTATCATTTTCAGTCGGTTGACCATGTCCGGTTACGTTAGCCGCAATGGTAAAAGGTTCGATCATTACCGCATATTGATCGGCCACTGCTTCAGGAATTTTCCACGCATTTTTTGCCGGAACCACGGCATATTCACTGAAACCACCGTCAGCGTGCACACCTAATACAGCCAGTGTCGTACAAACGTTCGGTTTACCTATAGAGCACGGATAGCAATGCCCACAGCTGACCACCGGATCGACAGCAACACGTTCACCGACTCTGGCGCTTTCCACGCCTTCACCCACTGCATCAATGACGCCAAAGAATTCATGACCAATGACGCGCGGATATTTCGCAAAAGGATTATGCCCACGATAAATATGGCTATCTGAACCACAAATTCCGGCAAGTTTCACTTTTACTCGTACTTCACCCGCTGACGGGGTGGGTATTTCACGTTCGACAATCGCCAGTTGATTCGGTTTTTCAATTAATATGCTTTTCATTATCTTACTCCTTACCAGTTCCACAGCGTGCCATCTTCCAGACGTGCGACTGGTAGATAAGCAGGTTCATAGGGATATTTCGCCGCCAGCTTTTCATCGAATTCGATACCAAGACCCGGTTTGTCTCCCGGATGCATATAGCCGTTATCGAAAGTCCAGTTGTGCGGGAAGACTTCGAGCATTTGTTCGGAATAACCCATGTATTCCTGGACACCGAAATTGGGGACCCACAGATCAAAGTGCAGCGCCGCAGCCATGCAGACTGGTGACAAATCGGAAGGACCGTGTGAGCCAGTACGTACCTGATACAGCGAAGCAAAATCGGCAATCCGGCGCATACCGGTAATTCCGCCTGCATGGGTCAGCGTGGTGCGGATATAATCGATGAGTTGCTCTTCAATCAGTTGTTTGCAGTCCCAGATGCTGTTGAAGACTTCACCCACTGCGATGGGTGTGACGGTATGTTGGCGAATGAGACGGAAGCATTCCTGGTTTTCCGCAGGCGTCGGGTCTTCCATCCAGAACATGCGATAATCTTCAATGCTTTTACCAAAGCGCGCCGCTTCAATAGGCGTTAAGCGATGGTGCATGTCATGCAGCAAATGTTCATTAAAACCAAACTTGTTACGTACCGCGTCAAACAATTTCGGCATGAAATCGAGGTATTTCTCCGTCGACCACAGCTGCTCTTCCGGCCACTGTCCTTTGGTTGCGGGTTCATAAGCCAGACCTTTACCTTTCGACATGCCGTAGGTGGTTTTCATACCAGGGATTCCGCACTGCACGCGGATGGCTTTGAATCCAAGCTCTTGATGACGGGCATAATCATCCAGAGCTTCATCAATACTGTGACCGGTGGTATGGCAATAAACCATCACCCCTTCACGAGACGCGCCGCCGAGTAACTGGTAAAGCGGCATGTTGGCAGCTTTGGCTTTAATATCCCACAGCGCCATATCAACCGCTGAAATGGCCGACATCGTAACCGGACCGCGACGCCAGTAAGCACCTTTATAGAAAAACTGCCAGATATCTTCGATACGGTGCGCATCGCGACCAATAAGCTGCGGACAAAGGTGATCCTGCAAATAAGAGGCCACGGAAAGCTCACGTCCATTGAGGGTGGCATCCCCAAGGCCCGTAATACCGTCCTCAGTGGTGATTTTTAATGTGACGAAATTACGCCCCGGACAGGTAACAAAAACTTCAGCCTTTACGATCTTCATGTTCGATTCCTTGCATCGCTTGTCGTGATGCATGAAATCTACGCAACTGAGCTACTACCATACAAGTATAAAGATCGAAAAAAGCCGGAGTGATCACAAAAAAAGGCGTATATTTGCGCTGTGAATGGTTGACAAAAGATGAAATAGAATACCTTTTGTCAGCTGACACTTCCTCTTATCTTATTGATAAAATGGATTTATGTTCCTACGTGCGCCCCCAGCCCGCAACAATGATCAACATGCCGCAAAGCGCAATCAACGCACCCGTCCAGTCATAAAGAGTCAGTTTCACGCCATCCACAACGCGCAGCCACATCAACGCCGTGCAGACATAAACGCCACCATAAGCCGCGTAAACACGCCCACTCGCCGCTGGATGCAACGTTAACAACCAGACAAACAGCGCCAGTGAAATCCCCGCCGGAAGCAACAGCCAGATACTGGCGTTTCGTTTTAACCACAACCAGGGCAGAAAGCATCCAATAATTTCACACAGCGCAGTAGCAAAAAATAGTAACGTTGTTTTAATCATCTTTGTCTCTTATTGACATCATGTATAGTTATAGGGCGACATAATATCATCAATATAAACACCCTCCTGGTACGTTTTGCGTCCGCAGTGGATGGTGTAGAATCACCTTTAATCATTCATACAGGGAATGAATTATGAAAATCACTCTCAGCAAACGAATCGGCCTGCTCGCTATTCTGCTGCCTTGCGCACTGGCATTGAGCACAACTGTTCATGCCGAAACTAACAAACTGGTGATTGAGTCTGGCGACAGTGCACAAAGCCGCCAGCACGCCGCTATGGAAAAAGAGCAATGGAATGACACGCGCAATCTGCGCCAGAAAGTGAATAAACGCACTGAAAAAGAGTGGGATAAAGCCGACGCCGCTTTTGATAACCGCGATAAATGTGAGCAAAGCGCCAACATCAATGCCTACTGGGAGCCCAATACTTTGCGCTGCCTGGACCGTCGAACTGGCCGCGTTATTACCCCCTAACCTGTTATTGATTTAAGGAATGTAAGGACACGTTATGCCAAGCGCCCACAGTGTTAAGCTACGCCCGCTGGAGCGTGAAGATTTACGCTATGTACATCAACTCGACAATAACGCCAGTGTGATGCGTTACTGGTTTGAGGAACCCTACGAAGCCTTTGTTGAACTCTCTGATCTGTATGATAAGCATATTCACGATCAGAGCGAACGGCGCTTTGTGGTGGAATGTGACGGCGAAAAAGCCGGTCTGGTGGAGCTGGTGGAAATTAACCATGTTCATCGCCGCGCAGAATTTCAGATAATTATCTCCCCGGAGTATCAGGGGAAAGGTCTGGCAACCCGTGCCGCCAAATTAGCAATGGACTATGGCTTTACCGTTCTCAATCTCTATAAGCTGTATCTGATCGTTGATAAAGAGAATGAAAAAGCGATTCACATTTACCGCAAGCTTGGCTTTTCGGTTGAAGGTGAATTGATGCACGAGTTCTTTATTAATGGTCAATATCGTAATGCCATTCGCATGTGTATATTCCAGCATCAGTATCTGGCAGAGCACAAAACACCGGGTCAGACTCTCCTGAAGCCGACCGCACAATAGCATTAATAATAATCGATCGTATTTTTGATGGTGTAAACCCGTTCGACGGCGGGTTTTACTCCTTCATCAACAATGATTAGCTGACAGTCCACCGGATTAGCGTGACTGTCATATTCACAGCTCTGTTTTACATTACCAACCCGTTGATTATTCAGTAAAGTAACCGCTGTGTAATCTAATTTTTTGATCGGATCCGTTGATGGCGTGGCGCTGACAGATAATGTTTTGTCGTTACTTTTCGTGGTTTTACCCAGCGGATAACCCTGATCATCATAGCGATATTCCATCTGCATTTGTTTGCTGCTGGCTTTAATCACGAAGCCATTATCATCGGTTTCCCAACTCACCCCGGCAGAAGGTAATTCTGCTAGCTGGCATTTTCCCTGTAAACGTACTCTCTTCTCCAGCGTCTCGGCATCACGGTAATAATTGGCGTCCAGTACCAGAGCGACCACGGTATTATTTTCCAGATCCAGTAATTCGAGTGAATCAAAACAGCCTTCTTCCGACAAAGTCCCAGAAACACGTTTCGTCACTTCACCTTGCTCATCCATTAATGTCTGAGTGAAATCTTTTACCGGACCACGCAGCGGATCAAAATCGAATTCATTAGAGAAACTGGCCATCTCAGGGGTAAATGAAAGTGTTACCTCTGTGCGGTCACATCCTGTGAGGAATATCGCGAGTAAGCATGGTAGTAATTTGTATTTCACAACAGTCACCAGAGAGTAGAGATGATTCTCAATCATAGTAGCAAATACAGTACTTTACACGTTAAATGCTATGCTTAAAGAAGTTATCTTCGCGTAAGGAGCTTATGATGAAACTCTCAACCTGCTGTGCCGCGCTTCTGCTCGCCCTCGCCTCACCCGCGGTACTCGCCGCGCCGGGATCCTGTGAGCGCATACAGAGCGATATATCACAGCGCATTATCAATAATGGCGTACCCGAAAGCAGCTTCACGTTAAGTATTGTACCCAATGACCAGGTTGATCAGCCTGATTCCCAGGTCGTCGGCCATTGCGCTAATGATACGCATAAAATTCTCTATACCCGCACCACCAGCGGTAACGTCTCTGCTCCCGCGCAGTCTAGCCAGGATGGCGCGCCTGCCGAACCGCAGTAACACATTATCGACTGAACGCCGGATATGACAAATCCGGCGATTTGAACATACAACATAATCCCACCTTATTACTCATACCCTTCTATTGATATGGATTAATAATTCTTAACCCAAAATGGGTAGACTCCCTCTATTGTTAGCGCGCTAAATATTCAATATATAAACTTTTATATAACGATAAAGAACAGGGAGTGAGTTATGTCCAAAAATGAACGAATGGTGGGCATCAGCCGCAGAACACTCGTTAAATCTACCGCGATAGGTTCTCTGGCGCTGGCTGCAGGCGGTTTTTCTTTGCCGTTTACCCTGCGCAATGCAGCAGCAGCGGTACAACAGGCCCGCGAAAAAGTGGTCTGGGGTGCCTGTTCCGTCAACTGTGGTAGCCGCTGTGCACTTCGTCTACATGTTAAAGATAATGAAGTGACCTGGGTGGAAACTGACAATACCGGCAGCGATGAGTACGGCAACCATCAGGTACGCGCCTGTTTGCGCGGTCGCTCCATCCGCCGGCGTATTAATCATCCCGATCGCTTGAATTACCCAATGAAACGCGTGGGCAAACGCGGCGAAGGCAAATTCGAACGGATTAGCTGGGATGAAGCCCTGGATACTATCGCCAGTAGCCTGAAGAAAACCGTCGAACAATATGGCAATGAGGCTGTATATATTCAGTACTCTTCGGGGATCGTTGGCGGCAATATGACCCGCTCTTCGCCATCAGCCTCGGCGGTCAAACGCCTGATGAACTGCTACGGCGGTTCACTCAACCAGTATGGCTCCTACAGCACTGCGCAAATTTCCTGTGCCATGCCCTACACCTACGGCAGTAATGATGGCAACAGCACCACGGATATTGAAAACAGCAAGCTGGTCGTGATGTTTGGTAACAACCCGGCAGAAACCCGCATGAGCGGTGGTGGCATCACTTATCTTCTTGAAAAAGCGCGCGAGAAATCGAACGCCAAAATGATTGTTATCGATCCGCGATATACCGATACGGCTGCCGGTCGTGAAGACGAATGGCTCCCTATTCGCCCGGGCACCGATGCCGCGCTGGTTGCGGGTATTGCCTGGGTATTGATTAACGAAAATCTCGTTGATCAACCTTTTCTCGATAAATACTGCGTCGGCTATGACGAAAAAACCTTACCCGCAGATGCACCCAAAAATGGTCACTATAAAGCCTATATTCTTGGTGAAGGTGACGATAAAACAGCGAAAACGCCGCAGTGGGCTTCGCAAATTACCGGTATCCCGGAGGACCGTATCATCAAACTGGCGCGTGAAATTGGCACAGCAAAACCCGCTTATATCTGCCAGGGCTGGGGGCCACAACGCCAGGCAAACGGCGAACTGACTGCACGCGCTATTGCTATGTTACCTATTTTGACGGGCAATGTCGGCATCAGCGGCGGAAATAGTGGCGCGCGTGAATCGACCTATACCATTACCATAGAACGCCTGCCGGTGCTGGATAATCCGGTCAAAACGTCAATCTCCTGCTTCAGCTGGACAGATGCTATCGATCATGGTCCGCAAATGACGGCAATCCGCGACGGCGTCCGCGGCAAAGATAAACTGGATGTGCCCATTAAGTTCATCTGGAACTACGCGGGAAATACCCTCGTTAATCAGCATTCTGACATCAACAAAACGCATGAAATTCTGCAGGACGAATCGAAATGCGAAATGATTGTGGTCATCGAAAACTTTATGACCTCATCGGCAAAATATGCCGACATTCTGCTGCCAGACCTGATGACCGTTGAGCAGGAAGATATTATTCCTAACGACTACGCCGGTAACATGGGATATCTCATTTTCCTCCAGCCTGTCACCAGCGAAAAATTCGAACGCAAACCGATTTACTGGATCCTGAGTGAAGTCGCGAAACGTCTTGGACCTGACGTCTATCAAAAGTTCACAGAAGGTCGCACGCAGGAACAATGGTTACAACATCTGTACGCCAAAATGCTTGCCAAAGATCCGGCGTTACCGTCTTACGACGAACTGAAAAAAATGGGTATCTATAAGCGTAAAGATCCCAATGGCCATTTTGTCGCCTACAAAGCATTTCGTGACGACCCCGAGGCAAATCCACTTAAAACGCCTTCCGGTAAGATTGAAATTTATTCCAGCAGGCTGGCGGAAATTGCCCGTACCTGGGAACTGGAAAAAGATGAAGTGATAAGCCCATTGCCAGTTTATGCCTCAACCTTTGAAGGCTGGAACTCCCCTGAACGTAGAACCTTCCCACTGCAACTGTTTGGTTTCCATTACAAATCCCGTACTCACTCGACCTACGGCAATATTGATCTCCTGAAGGCTGCCTGCCGTCAGGAGGTGTGGATCAACCCTATAGATGCGCAGAAACGTGGGATTGCCAACGGCGATATGGTGCGGGTGTTTAACCATCGTGGCGAAGTTCGGCTACCAGCCAAAGTAACACCACGTATTCTCCCTGGAGTTAGCGCTATGGGCCAGGGAGCCTGGCACGAGGCCAATATGTCTGGCGATAAAATCGACCATGGCGGCTGTGTGAATACGCTAACCACTCTGCGCCCTTCACCACTGGCGAAGGGAAACCCGCAGCACACTAATCTGGTCGAGATCGAAAAAATATAACCCACGACAACCATAAATTCTGGCATGACATTTTGTTTGAAAAGCAATAAGTGAGTAATGATGAAAATCCATACCACAGAGGCGCTCATGAAGGCTGAAATCAGCCGTAGAAGTCTGATGAAAACCTCCGCACTTGGCAGTCTTGCGCTGGCAAGCAGTGCTTTCACTCTGCCATTTTCCCAAATGGTCCGGGCGGCAGAGGCTCCGGTAGAAGAGAAAGCGGTCTGGAGTTCCTGCACCGTTAACTGCGGGAGCCGCTGTCTGTTACGTTTGCATGTGAAAGATGACACCGTGTACTGGGTGGAGTCTGATACGACAGGTGACGACGTCTACGGTAATCATCAGGTTCGAGCGTGTTTACGCGGGCGCTCTATCCGCCGACGGATGAATCATCCTGATAGGTTGAAATATCCCATGAAGCGCGTCGGCAAGCGCGGTGAAGGTAAATTTGAACGGATAAGTTGGGACGAAGCCCTGGATACCATCAGTGATAATCTTCGGCGGATCCTGAAAGATTACGGCAATGAGGCTGTACATGTCCTGTACGGAACAGGCGTAGATGGCGGAAACATCACCAACTCAAACGTCCCGTACCGTCTGATGAACTCTTGCGGTGGTTTTCTCAGTCGCTATGGCAGCTACAGTACCGCACAGATCAGTGCCGCAATGAGTTATATGTTCGGTGCCAATGATGGCAACAGCCCGGATGATATCGCCAATACGAAACTGGTCGTTATGTTCGGAAATAACCCGGCAGAAACGCGGATGAGCGGCGGTGGTGTCACTTACTACGTCGAGCAAGCCCGCGAACGTTCAAACGCACGCATGATCGTCATCGATCCACGTTATAACGACACTGCTGCCGGGCGTGAAGATGAATGGCTGCCCATTCGCCCTGGCACCGATGGCGCACTGGCCTGTGCGATTGCCTGGGTACTGATTACTGAAAACATGGTCGATCAGCCATTTCTCGACAAATATTGTGTTGGTTACGATGAAAAAACGCTGCCCGCCAACGCACCACGTAACGCGCATTATAAAGCCTATATTCTGGGCGAAGGGCCTGACGGCATAGCTAAAACGCCGGAATGGGCAGCAAAAATCACCAGCATCCCGGCAGAAAAAATTATCCAGTTGGCACGAGAGATCGGTTCAGCAAAACCTGCTTATATTTGTCAGGGTTGGGGGCCACAACGACATTCCAACGGCGAGCAAACATCCCGCGCTATTGCCATGCTTTCCGTTCTCACCGGCAACGTCGGCATAAACGGCGGCAACTCAGGCGTACGCGAAGGTAGCTGGGATCTGGGGGTAGAATGGTTCCCGATGCTCGAGAATCCTGTTAAAACGCAGATTTCCGTCTTTACATGGACAGATGCCATCGACCATGGTACGGAAATGACCGCGACCCGTGATGGTGTTCGTGGAAAAGAAAAACTGGATGTCCCCATCAAGTTTTTATGGTGCTACGCCAGTAACACATTGATCAATCAACATGGCGACATCAATCACACCCATGAGGTGCTTCAGGATGACAGCAAGTGCGAGATGATTGTTGGCATTGACCACTTCATGACGGCCTCGGCTAAGTATTGCGATATCCTGTTGCCCGACCTGATGCCAACAGAGCAAGAAGACCTTATCTCTCATGAATCTGCAGGGAATATGGGCTATGTGATCCTCGCCCAACCCGCAACCTCAGCAAAATTTGAACGCAAACCCATCTACTGGATGCTGAGTGAAGTCGCCAAACGCTTAGGACCAGACGTTTATCAAACCTTTACTGAAGGTCGCAGTCAGCATGAATGGATCAAATATCTCCATGCGAAAACGAAGGAACGTAACCCTGAGATGCCCGACTACGAGGAGATGAAAACGACTGGGATCTTTAAGAAAAAATGCCCGGAAGAACACTACGTCGCTTTCCGCGCATTCCGTGAAGATCCACAGGCAAACCCGTTGAAAACACCTTCGGGGAAAATCGAAATTTATTCTGAACGACTGGCGAAGATTGCAGATACCTGGGAATTGAAAAAAGATGAAATTATTCATCCCCTTCCTGCGTATACCCCAGGTTTTGATGGCTGGGACGATCCCCTGCGGAAAACCTATCCACTGCAGTTAACGGGCTTCCATTACAAAGCGCGTACCCACTCCAGCTACGGCAATATTGATGTGTTACAGCAGGCCTGCCCACAAGAGGTGTGGATCAACCCCATTGATGCTCAGGCACGCGGTATCCGTCATGGCGATACCGTGCGGGTATTTAACAATAATGGAGAAATGCTGATTGCCGCAAAAGTGACTCCGCGTATTCTGCCTGGCGTTACCGCCATCGGGCAAGGTGCGTGGCTTAAAGCGGATATGTTTGGTGACCGGGTCGATCACGGCGGCAGTATCAATATTCTGACCTCTCACCGCCCTTCACCGCTGGCAAAGGGAAACCCGTCGCACAGCAATCTTGTCCAGATCGAAAAGGTTTAAGGAGTAGCCCATGACCACACAATATGGATTTTTTATCGATTCCAGCCGCTGTACTGGCTGTAAAACCTGCGAACTGGCGTGCAAAGATTTTAAAGTTGGTTACGTATCGTTTAAAATCAATTAGATAGCCCGTCATTTCTGCGCTCACACGTCCCAACATTGAAAAACATGCAAAGCTTTGTAAGCCGATGCAAAGCTTTGTGTGTCTCACTTTTGTCCCAATACCAATCCGAATCCACCCTTTGTCATCATTGAGAAATGGCAAGGAAGAAAAGGATGTTACTGCACGATTTGACAAATCCGCCAGAGCTATCGCATACTGACCGCACTACAACGTCAGCGGTCAACCGCACCCGATAGCTTTGCGGCTTTTTTATGCCTGTTTACAGGTATCGCCATATCAATGGCGGGTCGAGAGAGCCTAATACAATACCCTTTCGGGAAATACGCTCCGCCGTCTGACGCGGTAGTTGAAGCCCGCCCCCCCACTAAGGTGGCAGTCAATACTAAAACGTCAGGAGTCATAATTATGGCTAATCAACTCATCCCCGTATTCAACGGCACTATCGACAACGAAACCACTCTTCTAGTTAACGCTCGTGATCTACACTCTTTTCTTGGTGTGGGCAGAATGTTCGCGCACTGGGTTAAAGAGCGCATTGCTGAATATGGATTCGTTGAAAGCCTGGACTATATTTTGATTTGCCAAAATGGGCAAACCAAAGGTCGAGGAGGTGATCGCCGCCGCAAGGACTACCACCTAACTCTCGACACAGCCAAAGAGCTTGCGATGGTTGACGACTGCGTCCAATACTGACTATACTCCGCGCCGAGGCCTCGAAAACCTCCCAAAAGCGGATTAAACCAACCCCGTCAGTGTTGGATTTTTTATGCCTGTTATTCAGTGATAGCACAGTGTGCGGTCACATCCCCGATCAATGTCGGGAGGGCGACGAATACAACACCCGCAAGGGGAATAAGTCCGCGGTATCTTTTGGGCCGTTTCGAGCCTCCCGGCACCACATTTTGTGGTGGCATTTCTCGAAAAAAGCCAAAGGAGGTCATCATGACCACTCAACTCATCCCTGTGTTTGAAGGTACAATCTCAAATGAACCTACGCTTCTGGTGAACGCGCGTGATTTGCATGGATTTTTAGAGGTAGGTAAAGATTTTTCTAACTGGATACGGGCTAGGCTAAACGAGTATGGATTCGTAGAAAATTTAGACTACATTCTATTTTCGCCAAATTTGGCGAAAACTCCAGGCCGCCGCCGCAAGGATTACCACCTCACCCTCGACACAGCCAAAGAGCTTGCGATGGTTGAACGTAACGAAAAAGGCCGCCAGATACGCCGATACTTCATCGAGTGCGAAAAGAAACTTCGCAACATTCAGCCAGTACAAACTGAGCAGCAATTCACAGCAGAAGACATCATCCTGCTCTGCTACGTTCAACTCTGGATGGAAAAAGCACAACAACTCAGTAAGCAGCTATACCCCGTCATGAGAGAACTGAATTCTGATTACTACGGGAAACTGTTTGATCTGGCCTACGAGACTCGTCATATAACCAACCGGACTCGCGACACATTGCTCCGCGAAGCAGCAAAACTTGATCCCGCCAACTATATGGTGCATAGGGCCAGAAGTATGCTAGCGCAACTAAGAGCAAGACAATTTGAATTCTGATACCAAAGGAGCTTCGGCTCCTTTTTTCATGCCTGAAGGAAAGGAAAATGGCAGATATCATCGACAATGCCGCTGAAATCGAAGAATTGCAGCGCAATCTCTCCCTGCAAAAATACAAATCCGAAAGTAATGCCCCATCTGCTACTCATTGTTGCGAGTGTGGCGATCCGATAGATGAGCGGCGACGCCAGGCTGTTCGCGGATGCCGAACTTGCGCCAGTTGCCAGCAGGATATTGAACTTATCAACAAACAGAGAGGTGTGAAGTGAGCATAGACACCACTATAACGATCGATACGGCCCTCAACACAGGTCTGGCGCTTCTTGGTTATTTTTACATTATGTTCTGCGCCGGGCGGTGGCTATCGCTGTTGTTACTGAAAAAATGGAATAAATGCCGTAAGCAGGATCAACGCCAGAAGGCAATGAATGCGTTTTCCGAAGCCTTCGGGATTGACAGCATGGAGCCAGGAGATCCAGCTCGCGTAATTAGCAGAGGTGACGTTGTAATTCTTGTATACCGGAGCGAAGAGAAAAATGAGCGAGATTAACTATCAGGTACTGCGTGAAAAGGCAGAAAAAGCAACGCGTGGTGAGTGGTCGCTCGAATATGGAGAGAACCGATTTGATGGTGATGATGCACTAATTCATCGCGAGGCTGCTGGATATATTCCCATTTGCAGAATTGAAGGAGCACATCCTGAAAGCGGTTTCGATGAAGATTTCCAAATGGAACAGCAGGCCAATGCTGAATTCATCGCCGCAGCCAATCCGGCTACCGTGCTGGCACTGCTGGATGAACGGGAAAGAAACCAGCAATACATCAAACGCCGCGACCAGGAGAACGAGGATATTGCGCTTACGGTAGGGAAGCTGCGCGTTGAGCTTGAAGCAGCAAAATCAAAACTCAACGAGCAGCGTGAATATTACGAGGGAGTAATCGCGGATGGAAGTAAGCGCATAGCAGAACTGGAAAAACAATGCGCCGAATGGGAGCGAAAAGCATTAAGCAACTTTGAAGAGTGTGCTGCGATGGCTGAACGTATCGAAGAGATGCAGACAAAATCTGCACCAGATTCGTTTGGCATCATCGGTGAAAATATTCGAACACAGGACAATCGAATAACGTCAGATCCCATGTTTTGTGTGTATCAAAAGCGCGAAATCGTTGTTGATGCTGATTATGACCATGACCGGATTGTCTGGGTTGACGAAGATGGCAATGAAGCCAATAAACGCCATAGTCGTCGTCTCGAGCTACTTCATGAAAACTTTCGAGAGCCACCAGAAAAATGGCGGCGCGTTGCTGTGAAAGATATTGATGAATTCGTTACCTGCTGTTTCACCGAACAGGGTTGTAAAGACTACCTGGCAGTCAATGGTCACAATCTTCGCTTGCCATTTATATATGTAAAAAGCGGTTTCCGGAACGCTGAATATATCGGCATAAGAAACTGGCTTGCTGGCATTCGCATCAAAGGAGAGTGATATGGCGTTAACACACCGCGAACTCTGTCAGATTGCGTACAAGTTCCTTAAGCGCAACGGGTTCAAGGTTTGTTTTCATGACCGCTTTATAGCTGTAACCAGTACCGGAGAACAGCCAGATGCTATGGGATTCAGAAATTCAGCATCATGCCTGATAGAGGCGAAATGTTCTCGTGCTGACTTGTTGGCAGATAGAAAAAAGCGTTTTCGTAAAAATCCGTCTCTTGGAATGGGCGACTGGCGATTCTTTATTAGTGAGCCGGGAATTATTTCAATTGAGGATTTACCACCTGGCTGGGGATTACTTCACGTTGTTAACGGAAGAGTACGGAAAGTACATGGATGGCCCAAGGGGAATTGCTGTTGGGGTAACCCTGAAGATAAACCTTTTATTGGGAATAAGCAGGTTGAATGCGATTACATGTTATCTGCATTAAGGCGCATGGAGTTGAGAGGGCACCTTAATGAAATATATGACGGTGTAATTGTTAATAAGAAAGAAGGAAACGCGGCATGATCACTATTACCAAAGAGCGACTACTGACAATCAAGCAGTGGCGCGAAACATACGGACCTGGTAGCAACGTTGTACTGCCAGCAGAAGAAGCGGAAGAACTGGCACGAATTGCTCTGGCAGCGCTGGAAGCCGAGCCGATAGGTTTCCGTTGCAGGCGCAATGATAACCTTGGTGATTGGAGTTACGTATATCATCGAGAGCCAGATGATTTTGAGCGCAAACATTTAGTGATAGAGGGCATTTACGCCGCCCCTCCAGCACCAGTAGTACCGGAAGAAAAACCAATGCCTAATCCTCTTAGCATGTACGCGGTTGATGCGGTTGCCGCTATTGCAGAGGTAAGAGGCTGGAATGCCTGCCGCGCCGCCATGCTTCAGTCCGGAAACTTTCGGGAAAACAAGAATTCGTCAACCAATAATTTTCGGGAAATCGCGGAAACGTCAACCAACTATCCGGTAATTCCTAGTGAGGTGTTGTCCGCAATCCAGAAGGTTGCCAAGATTCGTGCCGATTTCGATGATTTTGACGGTGACAGGCGAGGTATCGGTGATTGTCTGGATGAGGCTGAGCAAGAGCTTATCGTTACCATTAACAAATATGCCAGTCAGTTGGCAGCAGAACCGATAGCGACTAATGACGTTCGAGAGCAAACAGCCGTTCCGCCAGTTCCGGTAACTCCGGATGGTTGGATAAGCTGTAGTGATCGAATGCCAGAAATGGGAGAGCGACAATACTATGTGTTAGCAGCTGACTTTAAAAACAACTACCCACCAAGCATCCCCAACACTCAGGTCGGCGTATATGGCGACTGGTTTAATGATGGCAATCCCACTTGGGATGACGGTGATGGCGAAGACCTGCATCTCAAAGAAGTAACCCACTGGATGCCGCTACCAGAACCGCCGAAGGAGGTACGCCAATGACCTAGCCTGAAGCATTTGCAATTGTAGTGGCTGCCATTTCGATCGCACTGATTGTTTTTGCGATTTGCCGCTGGGGGTAAAATAGTTCACCTGCATGGAGATTTGATGCCGGGGAATTGTGGGGGAGCATTCAAACCTCTCCCCTTCCCGGTTAAAGACTCCATTGCTTTGCGGTCAGAGAGATACATCAGCTTCATCAGCTTAATGAAACGCATAGATCCGCCATGCTTTTTCAGCAAATACGCTGCCATTTGCGCAACTTTTTCTTCATTAAACATAAATCGGCTCTCTGTCTCACATGAAATACTCTTTCTGACTATATGTTAATAGCTCCGGTTATTACAGGTTAATGTGTGTTTATTCCTTAATCAGCCCCGCACTTCCGTACGGGGCCATTTCTGTTAATCCACTCCCACTTTTTTGTTGTACTCGCGGTTAAAGCGATCCACGGCAACCTTCATATCCCGCTCTACCGATTTCACTATCGCCGCCTGCTGCGCCAGACTGAGAGAACTGTCGGCATAAATGGCATCACGCTGTTTACGCAAATCCTTCAGTCTCTTCCGGGTATCCTGCATAAGCCCGTTCATCGACAATTTTCCGTTGTTCTCGTCAATGAACGCCGTTCTTTCTGCACCGGTCAGACTCTTCAGCTCTGCGTGATACTGCGCAATCTCTGTCATCCGGTCGTACATCTTCTGCTGGTCTGCATACGGCATCACCTCCCCCGAAATTTTCCCCAGGAAGGGCACCTGCTGTTCCGGTATATCAATACCATTCAGCGATTTCACCGCCGCATCCGTGGTTTTGGAAATGAAGCGCCCTGTCCCTCCGGAGATATAGTCAATCCAGAATTTCAGCGATTCCGGTGTGATATCCACCGCGCCGGGACGGTACTGGCTGCCACCTGAGAACGCATTCAGCCAGGATGCAAACGCCTTGTACGCTTCTGGCGTTGAACGTCTTCCCAGCTGGCTGTCAGGTTTTGGTGTACCAAACGGCATGTTCTCCTGGTAAATCTGCGCCCCCATGAAGTTTTCATTCATGGCAAGGTTCGCAAACGGACGCAGAATGGTCGGCGCTGCATTTTTCAGCAATGCCCCGGACAGTGTTTCCGACGTTTCACTGCCCACAGGACTGAATGCCCCAAGCACACCACCAACAACATTACCGGCAGCACGTGAAGCGGTCAGGTCGCCCGCTGCCACCCCTTCGGCTGTGTGACCAAGCAGGAAGAAAACGTTGTACCCGTAAGGCAGAGGAATACTCCAGTACTCTCCGGCCTTGCCCCCGAACACCGATTTCATAATGACGAGGTTACGCTCTTTCACATGAGACGGTACTTTGTCATACCAGTTAACCCCGTCATCA